TGAAGATGAAAGAGTACAAATCAACTTGTGCGAACACATGCCGAAAGGTTCCCAACAAAGCCATGACGGGAAGCCGACAAGCGTCAGCTACCCAAAAGAAGAATCAACCCAAAGGCGATAAGACACTGAATCCGTTAGGATCAGTGTTCCGACTTATCGCTCTAGGCCGTACTGTTTGCCGGAAAGGCAAAGCAGTGAATTCTTCGGGAGGGTTACCGCATAATGCTGCGGCTGCCTCGAAATGGTACAAAGGTCAACGACTCAACGATGACTTCAAGCTCGTTCGAAAGAACTGGGCGGCTCTCCGCTGCTACTTCCGCCTCGTATACGGGGACATTCGCGGCAGTCCATGGGCTCCTCATAATCGTAAGATCATAAGGGCGATGAACGGTGTCGTGAAGCGTCTCGTATACGAAGGCATGCAGAAGACAGTGAAGATCCTGAGCCACACTGCTCGAGAGAAGGCACTTCAGGTGCGGCCGACGGGGCTAAAGAACCGCGGGAAAACAACGCAAGCGATGTTTCTCGCGAGTACTCTGGCCCGAGGGTGCATCCAGAAGCGGCCTCTCGACGAAGTAGTGGAGAAAGAAGTCCGGGAAGCTCAAGTTAGACTTGAGGAGAGGACACCGATGCCTACGGAAGACGTGCTGGCTGACCTGAAAGTGTTCATTGAACAACTCATCAGGGGCCGACGACCTCCGAAGGATAGGCGCCTCCCACTACCGTCTACCAGCGCGTGTTACGAACAAGGAGTACGAGAGGGCGGAGCCACTTGGATTTACCAAAGTGAGCACGCTTACCAATCGGTATCCGAGTTCGTGAGCGAATGGGAGGCGATACGTCTTCCTGCCGTGGCTGCTGCCACCCTTGAGTATCTCGGGGACTGGTCCGTGAATTATGACAGGATGGATGAACTTCTTGCACTAGGTGCGAAGGACCCCAAACTGAGCAGACTTCAGCGTGACGCAATCCAAGCGATACCCGACGACGTGAGAAATAATCACTCAATGTCTGGGGGGCTTCAGCGTAGGAATCTAGCAGACCTGTTCGACGTCGTATCTACCGCTGCCGTGCGCGATAGGAAAGCAAAATTGCTTCCTCTCGTGCAAGACGACGGGAAGATACGTGTCGCGACGATCCACAGCGCGAGCGTCGTGTGGTGTGCAAGGGCGATGTCAGCGTGGCTAATGCCACTGACAAAGCAATTGTCCATCTCACGAGCTGCACTGCGCAACGAACGTGTCGCACTGCGTAACCATACGCAGGCTGACAAACTGGTCTACTCAGCTGATTTGTCCAAATCTACAGATCCGATCTCAATCCAATTATCGCGTTTTGTCCTAGAACAAATTACCATACACTATGGGAAACCAAAGTGGTGGGAGGCTGCCTTAGAGGCAGTCATCAACGAGCATGAGATTGAGAACGGGTACGGTGGAACGTTCACTTCGCAATGCGGGGCGCTCATGGGATTGGGTCCGGGATGGACCGTCCTCACCATATTGAACGCCTTTGCTGCATGGAGAAGTGGAGCGCCGATGAAGTCATTTGCCACATGTGGCGATGACTTAGTGGCGCTCTGGGACAAACAGACCTGTGATGCCTACGAACAGAACCTGCTCAGGCTCGGTCTCGTTCCTAACACTGCCAAATCGTTTCGCGGGGCACACCATGGGGTGTTCTGCGAGCGACTGGTGAAGCGAAAAGGAATGGACCTTGCCTATGCAGATCCTGAACCACGGATCGGTGAGTCGGTTGGCGCTAGAGCAATTAACGGCCAGCGTGGAAGGGTAGTTGTGGACTCTCTTAATAAGTTAAGAGGTCACAAAGTTATCAACCAAGCAGGACGAGAAGTTGCTCGGAGGCAGTGTGTCAGCTTAAACACTCCTGGTTCCCACTCACAAGGAGGGGGAGGGGTCAAGAGTGCTGACGCCATCACACTGCTTGCCTACCTTAAGTACGGTGCGACCCGACACTACAAGAGTGAAGGGTCGATGGAATACCGTAACTTAAGGGCGGCTCTCCGGGACATCCCGAATGTTCCCAATGGCATACCTGCCGATGAAGTTTTGTTACGTGCCAAAGCAGAGATAACAATACAGCAACGGCTGGCAGCCAAAGAGACAAGAGCCTCAGACTATCGAAAGTTAAGTGAAGTGAGACGAGAAACTCACATGCGCCGAAGCAACATGAAGAAACTCGTCACACTTAACCGGAATTCGATAATCGAAACTATACGGGCGGTCGCTAGCGACGCGCCATATGCACGGGTCACACCTAAGCTGCTGCGAAATGTTGAACACAAAGTCCGACATCGCAGCTACGAAGGAGCGATCCGCATACTCCAGAAGTCATGGTGTAAAACCATTCATCCGGGGCTTGCATATGATGCGTACCTCAGTACCATAGAGACCCCCGAGGAGAACTTTAGGTCAGTCCGTTTGGACGACCTAGAGCCCGCCCCCGAGGGGTGGGATTCTACCACGACTCACAAGTG